TCATCTTGCACATTAGTAAAAACATGGCAAAAAGACTATCCAGACAATGTTGTTGAAGAAGTAGTTGAAGATATTATCAAAAGCAAAACTGGTGTGGATGTAGATTTAACACCTGTAACAGGATCAGAAAGATTTAAAATAAGGAAATAAAAATGGCTGAGAAGTGGATACAAAAAGCAATCAAGAAACCTGGATCGCTAAGAAAAGCTCTAGGAGTTAAAAAAGGCAAAGATATACCAGAAAGCAAACTCAAATCGGCAGCAAAAAAGGGCGGAAAAATAGGAAAAAGAGCTGTTTTGGCAGAAACATTAAAAAAATTTAGCAAAAGAAAATAACATGGCCTGCGGTAAAAAAGGAAAAAAGAAACCTAAATAATCTTTAAAGCTCTCAACGACAAATAGAGCTATTACACACGAGGAATCAATGACAGATAATTCAATTGTCAGAGAATATGACGAACAATATCAACGCGCCTATCAAGCTTGGAATCCATACTACCCATTGGCTGAGAGCGACTTACGTATGTATTTGGGTGATCAATGGGATCAAAAGGAACGAGAAAAACTATTTGAAGAAGGCCGTAATGCATTAGTTTTCAACTATGTGCGCAGAAATATTAATATGGTAACTGGTTACCAAAGGAAAAATAGACTAAGTTCTGTTGTCATTCCTATGGAAAATTCTGATCAGTTAGCAGCTGATCAACTATCTCAATTGCTTTTATATGCCCTAAATTATGGTGATGGCTATAAATTCATATCAGAAGCATTTGGCGGAGCCTTAAAAACAGGCTTCAATTTACTCACCCTTTGGATGGACTATAGAGACGATCCAATTAATGGTGATATAAGATTTGGAAGGGAGCCATATAATGGATTTATTACAGATCCTTATTTCACACAACTTGATTTTTCAGATTGTTCCTATGTCATTCGACGAAAGTACCTTTCTCCTGAACAGGTTGCATCTCTTTTGCCAGGACAGGAAAAAGAGGTGCGTCAACTTTCTAAAATCGGTTGGTCAAGAGATGATAAATTCACATGGCTCCCTTACCAAACAAACCCATCAGAGCAGAGATTTTTAGCATATAACGAATATTATAAACAGGGTTGGGAAAAAGTTCCTATGCTTGTGGATGAAGAGACGGGTGAGTTTACTGAGTGGGAAGGAGATAATGAAGGACTAAAGTTCTTTTTATCAAATTATCCTCAAATGAAAGTAGTAATGAAACCTAAAAAGTATGTTGAGTGCCATATCATTGTAAATGATGAGCTTATGCGTACAGAAAGAAATCAATTTGGGTTGAACGAGTATCCATTTGTTCCAATGGTTGGAATTTTTGAGTCCGAATCAGAATTCTGGGAACAGAAAATGCAATCTCTAGTGAGATGTATGAGAGATCCTCAAAAAGAGGCTAATAAAAGACGATCTCAAATGATCGATATATTAGATTCTCAAATAAATTCTGGATGGATGGCTAAAAAATCATCAGTTATTAACCCAAGATCATTATTTCAAACGTCTCAAGGAAGAGTTATTTGGAAAGAAGAGCATGCTCAACCAGGAGATATAGAAAAGATAATGCCAGCTAACATTCCGCAAGGAATGTTTGAGCTTCAAAGACAATTTGATACCGATATAATGCAAATAGCTGGAATAAATGACGCAGCATTCGGCATCACTGAAAATGCTCAAGAATCGGGTATAATGATGATGCTGCGCCAAGGTGCGTCTATCGTAAATCTTCAAGATTTATTTGACAATTTAAGATATGCACAAAAGTTAATATCTAAAAAAGCTCTAAAATTAATTCAGACTTGGAAACCAGAAAAAATCCAAAGAATTATTAATCAAGAGCCTTCGCCTCAATTCTATTCAAAAGACTTTATTAAATATGACGTTTCAGTTCAAGAAGGCGTATTAACAGATACTCAAAAACAGATGTACTTCAGACAACTTGTTGATTTAAAACAATTAGGCGTTCCTGTAACTGGAGAAATGCTAGTAGAAGCAGCTCCATTGCAAGGAAAATCTGAATATATGAAACAGATTCAGGCGATTGAGCAGCAACAAGCTAAAGCAATGCAACAAGAGCAACAAATCCAAGCTCAAGTCTTATCATCACAATTAGAGTTAAATAAAGCATCTTCTATTGAAAAAGTAGCAGGGGCTAAAGAGAGATTCACGCGTAGCGTTGCTAATATGGGCTTAGAAGACGAAAGAGCATCTAGGGCGATAGATGATAGGTCAATGGCTGCATTAAACAAAGTAAAGGCTATTAAAGAGCTAGCAGCTATGGATGATGATCAATTAATTAAATATATAAACGTCATTAATTCACTTGAAGAGATGAGTAGAGCAAAAGAGGAACAAGTGAAAGAAGACGATGTAGAAATTTCAAAAAGAGGAGAGCAGGCAGCTAGTCCTCAAATGAATCTTCCAAGTATGGGAGAAAATATAAATCAACCTTCGGAGGTTTAACATGCAAAACGAAAAAGTTAGATCTGACAAGTATATGAAAGGTGGAATGAATTTAAAAGACAACACGCAAGCAAGTCCAGTTAAAGGCATTTCTACTAATTCAGAACAATATGATCTAGGAAAAATAAAAAAATATTCTGCTGGAAGCAAGGGATATCCATCTCAAGCTCTTCCTAACAGTATATAAGGACATAACCATATGGTTCAAGAGACTGGGGAAACCCGTGATGCTATCATAGAAGATGATAATAAGCAAATAGCCGACATCGTAGCTGCTAATAAGGATAAAACAGAACCTTATTGGATCGTGATATTTGCAAAACCATCCAAGGGTACATTTGATGGAAAGCCCACACTTGTAAAACATATCAAAGCATATCAAACAAGACCTATGCCGCAAGTAGGCATGATTACGGGAATGGTTGACAATTCAAAAGGAACCATTGAATGGGAGGTAAATATGCCTCAAAGACCTTTTGATTTTGATGCTTTGCAAAAATTTGGAGCTAAACCTTGTGATAAAGTAGTCATAGAAACTACTACAATCCCAGGAGCATATATAACAAAATAGTGCCGCCAACAATGACCATAAAAACCTAACAACGACTAGGGGTCTAAATGGGCGTAAAAAAAGGATACACAATGACCGAGGACAATAACGTTTCGGGCGATCAATTAGAGCAGGCCGCCGCTGCACCAGAAGTTGATTCTTATCAAGCTCAAACAGAGCAAGTTGAAAATCAAGCACACGTTGAGAATAATCAGCATGTGCCTTTATCTGCTTTGCAATCTGAAAGAGCGAAAAGACAGCAAATGGAAGATGAGCTCAAAATGATAAAGGATCATTTAGCTCTTATGCAATCTAGCCAATCTCAACCTAAACAAAAAGATGATTTTGAAGGTTTAGAGGATGGAGATGTTATGACTGTTGGTGAATTTAAAAAACTCACTGGCAAGCTAACAAATCAATTCAAGATGTCGTTAGACGAGCTTAAGATGACTCAAAAATATCCTGACTATCAAGAGGTCATCACAAAATATTTACCCGAGGTTTTAAAAACAAATCCAAGTTTAAAAAACTCTCTTCAACAAACTCAAGATTATGAACTTGCATATTATTTGGCTAAGAATTCTGAAACATATAAATCAGAAAATAAAAAAGCGAAAAAGTCTGCTGATGCACAACGCATAGTTGAAAACTCGCAAAGAGCGGGAAGTTTATCAAGCATGGGCTCAACTTCGCCAATTTCACAGGCTAAAAAATATAAAGATATGTCAGATCAAGAGTTTAGAGATCTAGTTTCAAGAAACTTGGCATAAACTAAAAAAGGAACACACATGACAATAACAACGACAGCTGTGTTACCACCAGCCGTGCGTGAATAAATAAATGTTCACGTTAAATCTTCTCTGATTGACTTGGAAGCCTACGGCGAAAGCTATGGTGACAGGGCGGAAGGCATAAGCCACCGTGAACGACTGAGTGAGAAGACTCCGAAAGGGGATGCGACAGTCTGAACTTGTGAGGAAACCACAAGAGGAAGATCCGAAGAGTTCTTCCCGCTTAAGTGATTAAGTAGTAACAAATTGATTATGATCGCTTACTTTTGATGACAGCGTATCCTACGCTTATTCATACAAAATTTGCGCAAAAAAGAATATTACCTGAGAAAAATGGTGACACAATAGTATTTAGAAGGTACTCAAGGCTTTCAACTGTACCTATTCCACTAGTAGATGGCATAACTCCTCCAGGAGCTCCGCTATCTGTTACAGACATAAAAGCCCGAGTATCATTTTATGGTAACTTTGTTACTATAACAAATCAAGTTCAACTTACCGTTGAAGACAGGGTGTTAAACGAATCTGCAAGACTTCTTGCACAAAATTTAGCACAAACAATGGATGAAGTAACTAGAGATGTTTTGGCATCTACTTCTTCTGTTGCACAATGTTCTAACGGTTTGAATGGTAACACACCTACAGAACTTACTAAGGCTGATATAGATGCAGCAGTAAAAACTCTACTAGGTAATGATGCTGAAATGATTTCTGAAGTAGTAACAGCTTCTACAGGAATCGGTACAACACCTACAAGACCAGCATTCTGGGCATATATTGACACAGATTTATTGGATGATTTAGAAGCAGTAGCTAACTTTGTTAGTTCTTCTAACTATCCATCTCAACAATCTGTTTTAGATGCAGAGTTAACAACAAAGACCCGAGCTCTGCCTAAATTTTCTCTGATTGACTTGGAAGCCTGTGGCGAAAGCTATGGTGACAGGGCGCAAGCTGAGCAATATGCTCTTGCAGCGTGAACGACTGAGTGAGAAAACCTCGAAAGAGGAAGCGACAGTCTGAACTCGTGAGGAAACCACGAGAGGAAGAATGAAGAGTCTTCCCGCTTGATAAATCAAGTAGTAACAATTTGGGGGCAGTACAGGAAACGTAAGATGGTTATATACATCAGTTGGTAGCGTATCAAGCGCATCTCCTGCTGTTTATAACAACTTTATTGTTGGTAAAGAAGCTTATGCAGTAGTGCATTTAAGATCAGAAACAGGTGAGTTCTATGTAGAACCATTAGGTTCTGCTGGATCAGCTGACCCTCTTCACCAAAGAGGAACAGTTGGTTGGCAGCACCCCTTTGTTGCTCGTATCTTGAATGATGCATTTATGATTAATTTAATGGCAACACACAGTTAATAGGAGGAAAGTATGTCACAAATGAAAGTTTGGGGATGGACTAACCCAGCAACTGCAGTTGCAAGAAATGAGTCAGTAGGTTTCACAGTTAGTGAAATCACAACAACAGATGTTACAAATGGTGCTCAATGGTATTGGAACTCATCAATGACATCTGGATATTACGTAAGAGTAGACACTGGTGCTGTAACAACATCTAATGGATTTACTCCGTTAGCACAGTCTACAGCAGTAGGAGCTACAATCAGTGGATTTACAAATGCAAACCCTGGCGTTATCACAGTAAATGATACAGCTACATTTGGTTTTGCAGCTGGAGACACTGTTAAGGTATCAGAACTAGCTGATGATGGTAGTGCAACTTCATTAAACGGAAGTTTCACAATTGCATCTATAACAGCTACTACAATTACATTAGTTGAAAACACATCTGCATATAGCGTTTATGTTTCAGGCGGTTTAGTAACGAGAGTTACTGATACTTCAGGAGTAGCTATTCCAACACAAAACTTTGCAATCAAAGGAATTACAATTGGAACAGGCGCTGTTGGAGCTAACAACGCTGTAATGGTAGCAGTCGCTAAAGGAAGCAACACTGTAACCTAATAAAAACAACGACAAAGGGATGGGGACTTAGATTCTCCTCCCTTTTTAACACACGAGGGACTTTATGAGTCAATTAAAACATGACAAGAGAACTGCTGAAGACTTTCAGAAGTTACCTATCATTGGTAAGCAACCTTCTAGTGAAAAGGAAGAAAAATTCCTTCGAGAAGTCTGTGAGTTCGAATTCATTAATATTGAAGAACCAAACGTATCTTTGAGATTTCCTTATGGAAATGCCAAGGTACAACATAATTTTACGCTTTTCCCAGGAGGAAAATACAAATTGCCGAGGTTTATAGCTAGATGGATAGAATCTAGAACAACGCCAATTTGGGAATGGAGACCTGATGGAAGAGGAAGTTTAGAGAAAAAATTGATAGGTAATAAACCTAGATTTCAAATGAGACAAGTATTCGGAGAATAATATGAGCAGCTCTTGGACATTAGCAAATATAAGGCAAAAAGTTAGACAGGTAACTGGAAGATATACAGAAAATGAGATGACAACATCAGAACTTGATGAAAGAATCAATAAGTATTATCAATTGAGATTTCCAGCAGAAGTAAAACTAGAGCAAAAATTGGTTTATTACAGTTTTTTAACTTCAGCAAATCAGGCATATTATACTGTGCCAGATACTACTTATACAAATTTTGAGCCTCCTGCAACAGCTAACAATTTGGCTTTATTATGGTATCAAGACCCAGCAAAATTTCAAGAGCAAAACTTAACATCCGCGCAACAATATACTTTTTCAACACCCTGGACAGGTGATGGAGCAACATTTACGTTCTCTACTACTGTTACAGGGTATCCTATCATGCCAGGAACATTAACAATCACTGATAATACCGAAACTTTTAGAGATACTTCGACAACATGGACAACTTCGAATGTAACGTTAACTGGAGACGCAGGGGGCTCAGCTACAATAAATTATGATACAGGATCGGTTTCTGTAACATTTAATAGCGCTCCTGCCAACGGACAAACAATTTATTTAAACTACATAATATTT